ATACTTCATGATATTTCCAACCGTGAAGCCTACGCCATGTCCACCATCAATGATAAACTCGGTAGCTTGGTACTTATTCTGCGAGTAGTGCTGCCCATAAGTGGCGTTGACATACTCGGTGACCTGCCGAAGCAAGTCACCTTCATTGTATTTGTATTGAATAGTCATCATATCTCCTTAGAAAGGTGTTTCATCAAAAAACTTGTCATCATTCGCATCTTCGGTAGGCGCGATATCAATCTTGGCATCTACCTTGCCATAGAGGTCAAGAAATGCGGACTTGGTATCGGCATCGAAGCGGTTGACACAAAGTTCAACTGCCTTTTGGCGAGACTTGAACATGGCAAAGGCGTTGACAATGTGTTCAAGACGGCGGGTCGAAATCAGGTCGTCAATGCCACCATCGTAAAAAGTCTTACGGATGATTTCAGCCCAAGTGACAAGGTTGTCGGCGAATTCTTCATCAATCGCACCAGCCTTTTCCATCTTGTTCATGACAATCTGCTTTTCAACCTTAGCAGATGGGTATTCTTGTTCAACGGTGATGGCGAAACGCTCAAGGAAGGCATCATCAAGAATCTGGGCCGAGATGAACTTACCATCGTCGGAACCACGACCCTTGGTGTTAGCAGTGGCAATCACGTTGAAGCCCTTTGCAGGGTAGACCGTCTCACCTGTCTTCTTATTGAAGTAAGGCTTGCCTTCGAGAATGGCTTGCATACACATCATCTTGTTCGAGCCACGGTCGATTTCATCAAGAATAAGGATTGCACCACGCTTCATGGCGGTGAGAACAGGACCTTCGCGGTACACCACGTTGCCATCGACAAGGGTGTTGCCACCAATCAAGTCATCCTCGTCGGTCTCAACCGAGATATTGACACGCATAACCTCGCGCTTCAACTTAGCGCAAGCCTGTTCAACCATCGTGGTCTTACCGTTACCAGACAGACCAGAGATGAACGTGGGGTAGAAGGCTTCTGCTTTGAGAACCTTGATAAGGTCACGATAGAAACCAAAAGGAACGTAGGTCGTATCGACACGGGGCACCAGATTATCAATGGTGACTTCCAGCTTAGGCTGCATCAAGGTCTTAGCAACAGGCTTCGACACAATTTCAGCAACGGGTTGGGGCATCACTGGAGCGGAGATGGCAGTCACGCCAGCCATTGCAGCAGACAAATCGTAAACGCCGCGAGAGACCTTCAGGCCCTCTTCCATAATCTTGTCGGCAATGCGGCTCTTGAGCCCAAGAGCATTCGACACGGCAATAACTTCACGCTTGCGGAAAATGCCACCATTTGTATCAGAGGCACGGAGGGCAGCAAGCATTGCTTCACGGGTATTAGTCATAATAAAATCACCTTTTTCATAAACAAACATCATCAATCACATTATTTACTATAGTCGATTCGCGACCAAATGTCAAGCGATTCTTGGGGTCAAAGCGAAAGTTTTTTAGGCTACCGCTTCGACCATCTTGGAAAGGATTACACGACCCATTGCTTTCTTGTCCTGGAATGTCTTGAAGGCTTTCATAAGTTCCTTCTTATCGTTCGAGTCTACAGTAAGAGTATCTTCCTGAACCTGGAGGCTGCGACCAGACTTGATAAGGAACTGGTCGTCAAAGCCGTTCGCATTCTTGAGGAGGGCAGCACCCTCTTTCTTGAATGACTTACGGACAGCGTCCTGTACCACACCATCTAGACCAGAACGAGCAATGATATACTTGAGGTCATAGGGGTTCATTAGATAGAAGTTAATCAGACGCGAACCAGTGGTGGTCTTGTAAAGGTCAAGCAAAGCGTGGCAGAATGCCGTAGAACGATAACTACTACCGTCATATTCACCCTTAAAGGTGCGACGAGTCTTTGTGTCAACAATCGCAAGGTTCTTACGAAAGCTATCACCGTCGCGACCACCGGCAACACCAAAGTTGGCATCACCCTGACCGTCTGTCAGAAACACCGACGAGAGAACCTCAATCCGATTACGGGTCTTGAATTCTTCGGCAATGTAGCGACCGATGATGATAGCTTCCTCGAGAGGAGTGCTACCAAGACCGAAAGCGGTCTGGGCTGAATGGTCAAGATAGAGTTCAACGTAGTGGCGGTCATAAGACTTACCGAGTGCTAGAAGATTTGCCATCTGGGTCTTGAACTTAGCACCAGAAACACCAGTAGCAACGAGCTGGAGCATACGGAAGTTAGGGTCGTTAATCACAAGGTTCTTTTTGTCGGTGTAATCGTTACGGCTACGAATTGACCGACTATAGTCATCAGGCGCATATGAGTTGGTGATGAAGCCATAAACTTCAAACGGGATGCGAACCTTCTGGCAGAACGAAGCAAGCAGAACCAACTGCTCCATGGTACCAGCCATGTTGGGCGACATGCTGCCCGACATATCAAGATACAGAATCATACCGTGGTTCTTACCATTAGGAACTACCGTGTTCTGAAGGAACAGGTCTTCTGTAATCTTGTAAGCCCATACCTTGTCCATATTGATACGGCCAGTCTTAGAAGTCTGGGCGCGCATAAGCGACTGGGCGGTCTTCTTACGCTCGAAGTCCTGAGCCATAGCAGACAGGTACTTGCCATTCGTAGTCAGAAAGTCCTTGTAGAGGTCCATCTTGACTTGTTCGACAGTCTTGCCGTTCATCTTTGCTCGGCCACCAACGGTGAATTTAAGCATCTGTTCAACCGTCTTGATGCCGACAACATAATCAGCAGGGTTCAGAACTGGCAACTTGGAGTAGAAAGTCTCACGGGCGCTGGCGTCCAAAAGACTGTCCTCGTTGTCACGGAAGTTCTGGTCAGTGAACGAAGATGGTTCGATATCACTTTCGGTCTTCTCGACATCTTTGTCAGAAGATTCGTCCGAGGCTTTGTCAGAGGCTTGGTCGGTTTCTTCGTCCGACTTTTCTTCGGTCTTGTCAGTCTGGCCTCCACTTTGCTGGTCGTCGGACTTTTCTTCTTCGGACTTGCCAGCAGACGGCTGAGGCTTGTCTTGCTTTTCAGCCTGCTCTGCCGAAGGAGCGCCAGGAACTTCGACATAATCTGCGGTGGGGTCAAACTCACCGTCGCTGTCAGCCATGCTACTCATGGCGTTCATGAATTCTTCGAAATCGAGTTCTTCGGTCGAAGTCTCGGCACGTTCGTAGAGTTCGGTAGCCAGAGCAACCACATCATCCCAAGTCTGGAGCTGGTCGAGACGGTCAACGTAAGTCTGTTCTTCGGTCGAGAACTTGATGTTGAGGAAAGCACCAACCTTAGCGTGAAGGTTGATGCGGTCGATGAACTTCAACTTGGTGAGGTCCATGCCTTCAACGCCGAAGAAATTCTGGTCGAACAGTTCCTTGTAGCCGTTGAAAAACGAGCGACGGATACCGGGGTAGCGGTCCTTCATCTTGCGTTCGATGCGGGCGTCTTCAATGATGTTAAGGAACGACTTGAAGCCAGCGCCCTTCTCAGAGAGGCTGCTATGCCAACCAGCGGCAGGCGTTTCGAGAGCGTGACCAACTTCGTGACCAATCAAGAGGTCATAGAGGTCAGCGGACATTTCTTTAAAGATGGGAAGAACGACCGTGCGATTTTGCAGGTCAAAATAGGCAGTCGGCACCTTCTGGTGTTCGACCATTACGTTTTCGGTCGCCAACAACTTGGCGAGAATCGACTTTTCAGCAAACTGGGACATCACAAAACCTCATCAATCAATCAATCACATTATTTACTATAGTCGATTCGCGACCAAATGTCAAGTGATTCGTTTAGAAACAACGGCGCTCACGGCGAATATATCGATTACCATAGTAGTCATATTCAGTAACTTCTGCAATACGGCAGTTACGAGCAGGCCGATAATAAGCATCGCTGTGACGGTTGGGTCGGCCGCGATAGTGATAGTCATACTCGCGGTCATAAACTTCACGCTCAACTTCTTGGTCTCGGCGGCTGCCGATAGCGGCGCCAAGAATGAGGGCACCTACACCGATAGCAATAGCCTCACCGGTATTGACACGACCACCACGATGGCGTTCGCTGCGTTCTGCACGGTGGTCACCACGACTCTTGGCTTCTGCAACTACAGGAGTAGCAAGAACACTGATAGCAACAATACTAGAAACAATAGACTTAATCATAATCATTCTCCTTATATTATTAGTATACACGAATCGATGGTAATGTCAAGTCAAAAACGAGTCATCGAACCATCTTCGTGAGCCAAGAACGGCTCAAACTTCACATTAGGGTATTCATGCGCTAGGTCTTTGAACATCTGGAGATTGGACACCGCGTCATCAAAGAGACGGGCGCGAGTGTATTTGCCGGTGTCAAGGTATTGCTTGATAAAGATTTTCTTAGCAGGAGCAGACGGCATAGCGCCTAGATTGCCAGCACGGTGAACATGGATATCATCAATATCGATACCCTGTTTACGAAAAGTATCTAAGAAAATATCGCGGTCATCAAAGTCCGAACGGGCTGTAATAACAATCATCTTGCTACCCTTGGCCTTAATGTTTTTATGCATTGCAATCAGTTTACTAATCGCTCTAGAAATAGGCTCACTGGTGTCACGAAAATGCCGGGCGTCCCTAAACTCGCTAAAGTCAAAGGATTCACCCGGCTGTAGAATATATGTATTGTATTGCTTGTTACCCAATGTCTTGATTATCTTACCGTCCTTGACGATATTGACACGGGCTTTGGTACGAAATAGAGTTTCATCAATATCCCAGATTGTCAATCCGGCACCATTTTGCGACTCGTTAATAAACTCTTTAAAACTGATCATGTTTATATACTACTCGATTCGCAAGGAAATGTCAAGTAGTATTTATACAGGAACGGCTTTCTTTCGCGTTTTCTTAGGCTTAGGCGCTTCTTCTGGTTCTTCGTTATCTGCTTCGATACGATTTTTCAAACGTTTCGCAACTTCTTCCGCGTCAAGCCAGATGTCCTTGTTGTCAAGCATCGACTTGATTTCTTCTGGTGTCAGAAAGTCCTTGTAGAAAGAATTGAATAGCTTGTCAGACCAGGCACGGAAGTGTGTAATCTGGTCATACATCTCGCCACCCTTGCCGATTGTGCCACTCGAATAATTGTGGAACATAAACATGGTGTGGTCAGAAAGTTCAAAGCGGTCCGCGCTCAGGAAGATTAGAGTTGCAGCCGACATACAGATGCCTTCTACCGAACAGATGATAGTAGCATTCGATTCTTGAATTGCTCTTACAATCTGGAGAGCGGCAAACAGGTCACCACCTTCGCTGTTGATACGAATGTAAATGATGTCAGTTTCGCCCGCGGCACGGAACAACTGGAACCATTCTACATATTCTTCGGCTGCTTTAATTTCACCACAGAGATATAGATTTACTACAGTAGAGGCAGGTTGTGCAAAAAACCTGGGTTTAGAGGGGCCATCAAACTCGTTCATAGAATCGTGTGAGTGCGGTGATCTTTTCAATTTGGTTATCAATTATGGGTGTCCTATTCGGCCAGTGGATGTATTCCTTTTCAGGATTTTTCATCAGGTTATATAATAAAGGTAGAATCATATCTTCTACCTGCTTCAATTTTTCTGCAACTTCCATTTCGACCAGTCGTCTATGTTCTGCAATTAGCGTTGACTGGTCTACCGTGAGAAGCCTGGCTTCAAGATCATAGAGCTTAGCCATAATCTCATCTTTAAGTTCGCCAGTGTCGATAGACTGAGAACTATATGGTTCTGGAACATGTATTACTGTTTCAGTTGGGTCTTCGAATGTAAATCCGAAATCATAGGTTGTGTTGGACATATTTTCTAATATACCTTTTTGCTCGTTTTTCTAGTGACTTCATAGCCATCTTCATTTTCATTTCAGAGGCATGGTCAGAGAAATTCAATCCAAGCATATGATCATATTCATGTTGAAAAATTCTAGCTGGCAGTCCAGTAAACTCTTCAACTATATATTCGCCATTAGCATTCTGATATGAAGCAGTGATGGCCGCTGGCCGCTTGATAGAAAGCCACAGTCCAGGATAACTTAGACAGCCTTCTTTAGCAAGATTGGTTTCTTCCGACGAGGAAACAATCTTAGGATTAAAAACATTTTTTCTATTATTTTCATCGGTGCCCATTACAAAAACTTTGGCATCAATACCGACTTGATTAGCAGAAAGACCCAGACCTTTTAGCTCTCGGGATTTTGCCCATAGGCTATCTACTAAATCTTTGGCATTTGCTTTCTCAAAATCAAACGCGGTAGGTTCGACTCGAAGGCTCGGGTCAGTAAACTTAATTAATTCCATTATACCACCATCTCTGAATAATTATTTTTTTTCTCAAACTTAATCAAACTACGAAACTTGTCAAACAATTGGTCGCCTTTGTGGCTGATAACAAATACGTTAGTTTCTTCACCCAAAGTATCAAGCAGAGACATAACATAATCTGTGCCGTTATTATCAAGTGAACTATCAAATACCTCATCCAATATCAACAGATTAGTGGCAACACTATTCTTCATCTTAGCGATTGTTCTCCATGTAAAGAGAAGCGCCAAGTCAATACGTTGCTTTTCGCCTTCTGAGAAAGAGGCATAGCTGAAATCATCGCGATGGCGAGACTTGATAGTTTCGTCAAACTTTTCGTCCAGATTAAACTGCACAAAGAAGTCCATTGACTGTAGGTATTTATTCACCAATTTATTGATAACTGGAAGATATTGCCGAATAATCTTAGTCTTAATACCAGTGTCCTTGAGTAGAGTGGAGACAGCATCCATGTAATGCTTTTCTTCATTCAACTTGGCCTTTTCTTCGTTCTGTGATAGAACTTCTTTGGCATAGTTCTTTAGTTTATTCTTTTCAACATCAATGTCAGCGGTTTTATTCTGAATATCATTCAGTTCTAGATTCAATGCTTGAACCAGACGTTGTTGAACAATAATCTCGTTGTTATTAGCAAGAATTTCTTTATTCAATTCTTGTATCTTTTCCACTAAAGCATTATCTTGAGCAACAAGTTCTTCTAGTTTTGTGAATTCTTCCTGTAGTTTCTCCATTCCAGAAGATAGTTCTTCTATTTTTATCTGCCTGGATGATACAATGGTTTCTTTATGGACATGAGCAATACCTTGTTGACAAGTTGGACACTCATCTGTATCGTTGTAGAAAGCCACTTCCTTCTGTAGTTCACGAAGTTGCGTAGAAAACTTGGTTTTGAATTGTTCAAGTTTCTTTTGCTTACTGGCAAGGTCTCCCAGTAAAGTGCGGGCTTCCTCTTGTGTGAGCTTTTTGTCTTCTAGTGTAGTAACAAGACCATGGAAACTCGCAATGGATAATTCGCCTTCCTCAATTCGCGAGATAATTTCATCTACTCTTTTTTCCTTGTTGGCTTCTAGAGTATCAACATACTCTTTCTGAATAGAGGCCTTTTGCTTTAGAACTTCCAACTTGCTGTCGGCATCATGCAATCTATCCTTCAACTCATTCATCTTGTCTCTTAGAACCACATTCATGGTGGTAAAGATTTGAATGTCAAGCAGGTCTTCGATAATCTCGCGGCGAGTACCAGATGGCAATTGCATAAATGGCGTGAATGAAGCTGAACCGAGAATTACAATCTGAGTGAAAGACTTGTAGTTCAACTTGAGGATAGATTCCTCTAGATACTTCTGATAGTCGCGGGCGGCGGCATCTTGATTGATAAGGTCACCATCGACATAAATTTCAAACAAGTTGGGCTTGATGCCTCGGACAATCTTATAAGTCTTGCGACCGGATTGAAACTCCACCTCAACAAGCAGTTGCTTCTTGTTGATTGAGTTTACCAGCTGTGGTTTGTTGATGTTACGGAATGGCTTACCAAAAAGGCCAAAACACAATGCATCTAACATCGTTGACTTACCACCACCATTCTCACCGACGACAAGGGTATTTGGTGAGCGGTCTAACTTGATTTCGGTAAATTGATTACCAGTGGAAAGAAAGTTCTTCCAACGAAGAGTATTGAAAATAATCATACAGTAACGTTCTGAGCCTCAACGTAAAGTTCTTGGAGAATATTTTTAATTCGACCCTTTTCTAAATCGGTTTGAATGGTGTCCACAAAATCTGAAAGAACCGACATGGTATCTTCTACATTCAATTCTTCATCATCCATTGCTTCGGCTTCAAATTCAGAAAAGTCTTCAATGATTTTTAGTTCAATAAGATTACAATCATACAACTTATCAACGAATCGGTCGAACTTATAGAAGTCGGTCTTCTTTACAACTACTAACCGAACGCAGCACCCCACAAGTGCGCTAAGATCAAGCAAACTAGGATCGTTAGTAGTGTCATCATAATAGATTTTATGAAATATCCTGTTCGGGTTTTCATAAAATTCGACCTCATTAGTTTCCGTGTCGTAAATGTGATACCCTCTAGGGTCATTATAATCATTCCAAGTAAACTCATAAGTATTGCCAAGGTAAAGAATATTGCCGTTACGGCTACGATGGTGAAAGTGCCCAGAACAAACAAGAGGGAACTTACTGAAAAATTTCGTATCCATTCCATGGTCATTTTTGTGACCTCGATACATTTCGAACCCAGCGAATTCGAAGTGGCCGAAGACGGCTTGCGCATTTGATTCATTGACAACCTCCATAGTCTGGTCATAGTTACCCGAACAAATCCAGGGAACAAGCAACAGATTTTTACCGTCCACAATAATTTCTTCTGCTTCTGAATACGTAATAATGTTTTCATACTCACGAAGTAAAAGGTCCAGAGAGTTTACATCATTGGTATTCTTGAAGAAAGTATCGTGGTTGCCAGCAATCATATGAACGTCGATGCCCAAATCGCTGGTCTTGTCAAAGAAATACTCACGGCACTTCTTCAACGTATTATAATTTATAAACTTGCGCCGATCGAAGACATCACCCAGGTGAATGATAGTCTTGATGCCTTCCCGTTCCAGATGTGGGAAGAATGTTTCTGTGTAAAACTTCGCAAAGAAGTTATCGAACGGAATGGAATCAGACCTAGCACCGAAGTGTGTGTCTGTAATCAACGCAATTTTCATGACTTTAGAATTCCAAGTAGTGTATTGGTCTGGCTGATAGCATCATCTAGGGCATGGTGATGAGTATCATTTTCGGCTGCACGAATCTTAGCATTACTAAGACCCATAAGGTTCATCACCGTGCGATAACACATGATGTTGCTGTAACGCCACGGATATATCATTTCGACCGCAGTGTATGCGGACTCCAAAATGGTGATATCAAACGAAGCGCCGTTGCCCCATGGCATGACTTTATCTTTGCCAATCCAGTCAGTAAACCGCTGTAGAGCATCCGTAAGAGGTAGTTGATCGATAAGAAGTGCGTCTCTTGCAGCGGCGCTTTGCTGCATCCACCAGTCAATGGTAGACTTGTCCACATGAAGACCCGCGGTCTTACAAGATTTGGCATCGATGTTACAGTAGAACTTATCGATAATACCTTCACCGATAGTGAACTTGGTAGCACCAATAGAAAGAATGGTCGCGTTGGCTCTAGTAGATAGAGTTTCCAAGTCAATCATTACATGAACGGTATTATGATCGGTTACTTTCATTTGCGCTTCAATCCATTATCTTTTGCATATTGTGCCAGCGCCTTATCACAATAATCACGAATGTTTTCTACGCTGACCATGTAGTTGTGTCTGATATTAGATGGCGTGGTTTTGTTCTGCATCGTATCGACCATCTGCTGGACGATTGCAGGAACAATCAGTTCTTTGCTCATATTACACCTTATTTTTTGTCTGCACTCGGCGTAGGAGTTGCAGTATTTGTGGCATCTGGAATTACTTTCTCTAACGCCTGCTCGGCGTCAATCACTTCGCCATCTTGAAGACGCTTCAATGTAATTTGCCCATTACAAATCATGTAGTGTTGGCCTTCGCCGAGGTCAGATGATTCGAGATAGATGCACCCAGCATTTTGAATCGAAATGCTCCGAACTTCTTCGCGATGGCCAGAAACACTACTAACAACTGAAATCAGTGCGGTTGAAGCCACACCCAACATCAACAAAGAGAACCAGTTGTCGGAAACAAACTTAACGGCAGTATTAACTTTAGGAGAATCAACCATAAATTTACCTTTTCAATTAGAGTGATATTTACATATTACTCTAAATCTAGTCCAGAGTCAACAGTTTTTTGCTTGTCCAGATATTTAGGTCGGCGTTTTGGAATGTTACTGACTTCCGCTGGTTTGTCGAAGTCCTCTACTAAATCGATAGTCTTTTTCAGATAGTCGATAAACTCATTACCATAATCACCACCGTCGTGGTCCTGTGTAATCAAATCATGGACATCTAGATTACGGATGTATCGATACTTGGCCGCTTGCTGCTTCTTCTCTTTCGCAATACGGCGTAAGAAGGCATAATACGTAATCTGTGTGAAGTAAGCAAAGGGATTTCTAGACTTAGCAGGATCGAAGTTATCGATGTAAGTAATGCAGTTCTCAATTCCATCAAGAATCATTTCCTCACGATATGTATAGTTGATGAAGTTTGATTTGTATGCTAAGTGGTTCGCAATCTTTAGAAAGCATTCGCCTAGATAGTTAGGAACCCTAGGTTTCTTACTAGGCTCATAGTCGGGCTCAGCCTTGGCTGCCAACACCTTATTTCTATACTCGGTAATTTTTTCTAGGAATAAAGCATTGTCTACGTAGTGAACATTATTTTTTCTATTCTTGACCATAGGGCCTCCATCATGATATAATTTGTTATACTATAGTTTTTCACATATAGCAATGTTTTTTTGAAAAAAGTATTTACAGGTAGTGATTCTTGTGGTATAAGAAGAGTGTAGCTCTTCAAGAATGATTCAATTAAGTAATCCTTTGCTTCTTAGTATTCTTGCTTCAAGCATTTCTATCTCATCAAAGTCATCAACTTCTTCTATTGGCGAAGGCGCTTCGTTGCCGATATACATGAGATATTGCTGTAGCAGATTTTCTTTTAATGAACCGGAGGTGAGTATCTCCCCGGCGTTCAAAAGAAAACTTTTATCATTAGAAATTCCAATCCACGGCTTCAAGAGAAATGTTTCTCCCTGAATTCCATCATGTGTTACTTGAATAGGCACAACTTGGATTGGGTCATCAATCCAACACATATTATTTTCTTCTTGGCGAACACCAGCAATGAGCGTTTCGCCATTTTTTAATCGTAGAACAGTCACGTCGGTCATAGCTGTATTCTCACAAGTTTGTAGTTGAAACCTTCTTCATTATATATCTTAATTCTTTCCACCATATGGGAAAGAGTATAGTTCTTACGGCTCTTCCATGTTAGGTCGTCGCCGATATCAAATAGCCTGCATGATGTTTTGTCGGTACCCTTTCGAAGTCCTCTACCAATAGACTGTAGATTGCGAATACGAGATTTTGAAGGTGATGCAAATATAACATTGTGCAGATTTCTTATATTTATACCCGTTGAAAAAGTGCCGTAGGACGCTATGATGATGGCGTCTTTTTCTTTTTCCGTGATGTCTCTAATCGCCTCACGCTGTTGTGTATCTGTGCCACCATGGACAAAGAAAACTTCGCGAGTATCTCCAACTTTGTTATTGATTAGGTCATACAAAACTTGGCCGTGCTTTTCGACAAACTGAAACAGAACAAGCGTATTGCCCTTCTGCGTGGTAGCCAGATTCTTAATAACGTTGTTGCGCTTTTGGTGTGTGACCAGCCAGTCCATTTCTTCTTGATACGTATAGGTCTTTAGAGCCTTCTTTTCCTCATCTGTGTAGTCCAGAAGAATACAATGAATATCAAGGTCGGCCACTGAGCCTTGTTCCATCAGTTCCTTAGTCGAGATAACTTTTTTGACTTTACCGAATAGACCTTCAAGAATGAGTTTGTGTGTCTTCATTCCATCTAATGTTCCGGTGGTACCGATGCGATACTTTGTGTTGACGCATTTATCAAAGATAGATGTCAGCGACTTTGCTTTGAACAAGTGCGCTTCGTCACCATAGATTACATCAAATTCATCAAAGAATTTTTTAGGTAACTTGTAGATAGACTGCCATGTGGAAATAACAATCGAGGCTTCATTTGACTTTTCATGGCCAGCATAAATCTTGGCACAGTTCTGAGATACGTACCAGTCAGTGTGTGATGCGTAGTCTTGGAAGTCCTTATACATCTGTTCTACGAGTGAAGTTGTAGGAACAATAATCAATTGCTTACGACCAAATTGCTGGTGATAACGCATTAGCAGATAGATGATTAGGGATTTACCAGATGCGGTAGGCGAGAGTAACAGTGTGCGACCGATACGAATAGCGTATTTGACCGCTTCTAACTGGTAGTCTCTAGTCTCAATAGGTTTATCTTGGCTATGTAAGTTCAAAGATTCCGCGAACTTCTGCACATCCTCCATAGTAACCGGGTCGCCAATCCGTTCCATGTCAACGTCTACAGTGTAGTCTAGTCTCTCCGCAAACTCTCTGAGGTATGGTAGCAGGCCAACGTAGAGTTCTTTTGTCCAGATGTTGAACAGTCTGGCTTTACCGTCCCATAGTTTGGCACGATACGTTGGCATAAAACGTGCGCCTGGAACGTCGAACGTAAAAAATTCCGAAACCTCTTGTGCAATACTGGGGTCACAATCGACCTTTAAATGCACCTCATTTTTCTTGGAAACTTTTAAATCGCTCACATCAATCCGTTTGTAAATTTAGTCCACTCAATGGCATTCTTGATATCCCATGTTCTACTATTTAGTGAGCGTATAATTTGCTCCAGTTGATAGAGTAGGGCTTTGACATATTCGACTTTGTCCATAGACCTAATGATATCTTCATCGCAGTTGATGCGGTCTTCCATATCATGCTTTAATGGCTTTAGGCCCTGATACTGGTCCCAGCCACGGTCTTGTAGTTCGTCATGTGTCATTTCACCACGGAAGTATTTGGCTTTATCTCTACGCATACGATAGTAATCTGCCTCTGCCTTTCGCAGTTGCAGTTTAGTATTCGAAAGAATGTTCAAATACTTTGCGTGTAATTCCGGCGTTTTAGTGGATTCTCTACCTAGATTTAACTCATCTATTTTAGAATCGCCTGTCCACATTTCCTGGACTTCTGATAGTTTCATAATATAACCTCAAATGTTATTGAATAAACTTATATAGCGTGTATTTAAAAGTAGCTTGAGCCGTTAGATATTGGGCACTACCATCACTAATATCAAATTCAAGCCCTTGTAGCGATGTAGGATAACAATCAATGAATTTAATTTCCATTGTTTTATTTAGATCGGAATCTAGAACAACTAATGTTCCATCCGAATAGTCACCAGAGCTACTAAATCCTTTTTCTGAACCACCTCTAGACTGTTTGAATTGCTTGTATTGTTCTCGTTCTTCTGGAAAGCCAAGCCCAGCTAACCAGTCATGAAGTTCGATATAATTTTGAAAGTTTTCTTGGACAATAAACTTAATAGTCAATTCATCATACGTAAGATTGGTACCCGGCATCGTGAAGTCTACCAATGGGTTAGCAACATATGCATTACCAATTGACAGGGCAGGAATCATAGCAGATTGGCAAAAGAATGATACATTAGGAAGCGTGTCGATATTAAACTGAAAACCATTCGGTTTCAGATAATTCAAAGTATCTGGTTTATCTAGAGTTCGTCTTGACATATTTTTCTCCGTCTACTATTTATAACGAAAAAAGGGGAGAGCATTTCTGCTCCCCCCAGTTTCTTAGCAACCCTCCCTCTAAAGGAGAGGTATCGATTACATAAGGTTCGAAACCTTGACGCGACGATAGTATTGGTTGCGGTTGGCAGTGAATGTATCACCGTCAGTTGTGCCGTTCGACTGTGTTACGAATGGGTTAGCAATCATGCCGTAACGTGTCTTGAAGCCAATCTTTGGCTGGAAGCTGTTAGGATCAATTGCACGAACCATTTGTAGTGGAACGTATGGGCAATAGAAGAGACCAGCGTCATAAGCGTTTGCACCCTTATAACCAACAACGTAGAACTGCGATGCAGCGCCAGTGTTTGCTGAGTAAGGATCAACATAAACCTTATAACGACCGTTTAGAGTACCAGCAAAAGTGTTGCCAGTGTCATCAACGTTCAGGTCTGGCGAACCCTGTAGGGCGCGGCCAGTGTCTAGAACACCTGCCATTGCAAGAGCAGCGGCAACGTCTGACGAACAGATGATGAAGTTACCCTTACCACGACGGGTATCTTGAGCGATTACGTTAGCGTCACGTTCGATGTTGAACAGAAGACCCTTGAAGCGTTCTACGCTCCAACGACCGTTTGAGTCAACGTCAAGGTCGAAAGTACCAGCAGTTGCGGTCGATGCCGAACCTGTCTTAGCTACCTTGTAGATTGTGCGGATAACTTCGCGGTTGATTTCAGCAAGAATTTCTTGCGAAAGGATGTTGCTGAGTTCTGATTCAGCATCAAGACCGTGAATAGCCTTGAGATCCTGTGCAAGTTCAACTGTGTATTCTGCTTTTAGAGCGCGTGTCTTAGCAGTTACAGTTGTCTTCTCGATTGAGAATGCCATTTCACCGAAGTCTTCGCCACCAGTGGTGCCAAGAGCTTCTGCGGTTGATGTTGGCATAGCAACACCAGTTGTGTAAGTACCATCAACTGGGTTTGAACCGGCGTGTGTTGCGCCGTTTGCGTCACCTGAGAAGTCTGTATCAGCTTCGTTGAAGAGAGCTTCTGTACCGTCTTGTGTGCTGTAGTTTGACTTCATGGCGAAGATCAAGCCAGTTGGACCTGTCATTGGCTGAACGCCAGCAACGTCATATGCCATTAGGTTAGGAAGGGCGCGACGAACGAGCGAGATAAGAATTGGGTCATACTTATCGATGTTGCCGCCAGAAATGTTATTTACTGGTGCGTCTTCGAAAAGTGCTGCCTTTTCTTCGCGAAGGGCTTTTTCTTGGTTTTCAAGAACAACGGCAGTAACCGAACGCTTGTATGCGTCCTTAATTGTGCCAAGACCCTCATGATTTAGAACTGGTTCCCACTTCTTTTGTAGTGATTCTGAAAGAAACATTTAGTTTTCTCCTTGCGTTTCAATATGTTTTATTTATAAAAAATTACTTTTGAGCCATTTTGTTGAGTGCTTCAACATATTTATTGACTGTCGATCCGTCTACAAGTTCAACGCCGTCATCTTCTAGCTTATCTTCTGTAAGAGTTGACTTAGAAGTAGGGAAATAATTTTCCTTAATGACGTTTAACTTTTCTTCAAAAATATCTGCATTCTCGAATTCTACATCAGCCACCAATGACTTGAACTTTTCTGCGTCGGTTCTTGCAAGATCCTCGGCGACAACGGCGAAAACGCCTTCTTTCATTAGTTCTACATTGTTATTGTGCAGTTCTACATTTGCAGCAATTGCCTCGTCCAACTTAGCCGAAACTTCTTCTAGTTGAGCTTGCATCTCACCAAGCACATCATATTTCTCTTCGGGAACATCAATGTAATGTTCTGCGAACAGGTTCTTCATGCCATTGATGAATGATTCCGCGATATCTGTGCGCAGACCATTTTCAACAGCAAGTGCGTTATCTTCAGCCCACTTTTCAATTACATAGCTAAGATAAGAATCGACCTTCTCGGTCAAGTCAGCCTTGAACTCTTCCATCAATTCTGCGGCTTCTGAGATGAGGCCTTCCTCGATGTTTTGAACTTGATTGGCTACACGGGCAGTTACCATCGCTTCAAATAGCGATGATGCTTTACCACGGAATTCTTCTGATAGGTCTTCGTTGCCATCAAAGAG